CACAGCTGAATCGATCTGTAGAGAATAACATGTTTAATCAGATACAGTACCTTACTGAAATGCTCTATAATCAGCTTGGTATGACGAAGGGCGTATTTGACGGAACCGCTACTGAAGAGGAGATGTTAAATTACCATTCTAGAACTATTGAACCTATTGTTTCAGCAATTACAGAAGAGATGTCCAGAAAGTTCTTGACTAAGACTGCTCGATCTCAGAATCAAACTATTATGTTCTTTACTGATCCATTTAGTTTGACTCCTACAGAGAAGCTTGCTGAGATTGCAGACAAGTTGACTCGTAATGCTATCCTTTCTTCTAACGAACTTAGAGCTATTATTGGCTATAAGCCAGTAGATGATCAGAGGGCAGATGAACTTAGTAATAAGAATATTAATCAATCCGATGAAGAAATGCAGAATAACCCTATCGTTACTGATGCTGACAATTCAGTCGGAAATACTCCAGTCAATTCAATTAAATAAAATTTATGAAAGGAGAAAAATTCAAAATGAAATACGATTTTAGTGGTTATGCCACTAGGAACGATCTCAAGTGCTCAGATGGCCGCACTATCAGAGCAGGCGCATTCAAGGAATGTGCTGGAAAGGTTGTTCCCCTCGTATGGCAGCATCAGCATGGCGACCCTATGAATGTACTTGGTCATGCCGTTCTTGAAGAAAGAGACGATGGCATGTATTCATACTGCTCATTCAATGATACCGAACCTGCTAAGCAGGCAAGACAGCTTGTCCTCCATGGTGATGTAAACCAGCTTTCTATTTATGCAAATAAGCTGGTACAGAAAAATGGTGATGTTCTTCACGGTGCCATTAGAGAAGTTAGTCTTGTTATTGCAGGAGCTAATCCTGGAGCAATGATTGACAATATCGCTATGGCTCATGGTGAAGATGGTGAATCGGATGAGGCTATTATTTATAATAATGACTTCATTGACAATCTCGGTGGAGATCTTGAAGACAATTCAGAGGAAACCATTGAGCATTCTGAAGAAGTTATTGAGCACGCCGATTCCGAAGATAAAAAGGAGGAAAAGGAAATGCCTACTGAAGATTCAGGCAAGGAGAAGACAGTTCAGGATGTCATCGACACAATGAACGAAGAACAGAAGAAGGTAATGATGTACCTTGTAGGTGTTGCCGCTGAAAAGGGTGGCGCAAAAGAAAATGATGAAAATGAAGGAGACGAAGACATGAAGCACAACGTATTTGACGGTTCTGATGAGTATATGGGCGCTGCAGATCAGGCCGAGCTTACTCATTCTCAGATTGAGACAATTATTTCTGATGGTAAGAAGTTTGGATCTCTTAGAGATTCTTTCCTTGCTCATGCAGATGACTATGGTATCAAGGATATTGACTGGCTCTTCCCTGAAGCAAAGACTTTCACAGATAAGCCTGAGTTTATCTCCAGAAAGATGGAGTGGGTTTCCACTGTAATGAGTGGTGTTCATAAGTCACCTTTCTCTAGAATCAAGTCTATGTTTGCTGATATCACAGAGGATGAAGCAAGAGCTAAGGGTTACATCAAGGGTAACCTCAAGAAGGAAGAGGTATTCTCTCTTTTGAAGAGAACCACAACTCCTACAACAATCTATAAGAAGCAGAAGCTTGATCGTGATGACATCATCGACATCACAGATTTCGATGTAGTTGCTTGGATCAAGGCAGAGATGAGAGTTATGCTCGATGAGGAAATCGCTCGTGCTATTCTCGTTGGTGATGGTAGACTCTCTTCTGATGATGACAAGATTAATGAAGATAACATCCGTCCTATCTGGAAGGAAGCAGATCTCTTCTGCATCAAGAAGGAAGTTACAATCGGTGCTGACGACGATGCTACAGCAAAGAACTTTATCAGAGCTGCAATCAAGTCCAGAAAAGATTACAGAGGTTCTGGTAACCCTGTTCTCTTCACAACAGAGGACTTCCTCACAGACATGCTCCTCCTCGAGGACTCTATTGGTCATAAGCTCTATAAGACAGAGGCAGAGCTTGCTACTGCACTCCGTGTTTCTAAGGTAGTTACAGTTCCTGTAATGGAGAATCTTACAAGAACAGTTACAAAGTCTGGTCAGGCTTACACAAATACTCTTATGGGTATCATTGTTAACCTTAACGACTATAACGTTGGTGCAGACAAGGGTGGTGCTATCAGCATGTTCGATGACTTCGATATCGACTACAACCAGCAGAAGTATCTCATCGAGACACGTTGCTCTGGTGCTCTTACAAAGCCTTTCTCTGCTATCGTTCTCGAGAAGTCCGTTCAGGGCCAGGGCTAATTAATTTTATAGGAGGAAACGAAAATGACTAAGATTTTTCAGCGTGCTGAAGATAAGAATGTTGCAGCAGTAGTTATTTACAAGAAGTCAGGTGAAACATATGCTTATGTTGATGCTGCATATACTACGAAGTTCACAACAAGTGCTCTTAAGAATGCGTTTCTTAAGGGTGCTGTAATTATGCTCGGAACAGATTCTTATGCTGCTCCCGTTGGTTTTGGTGTATCTAGCTCTGTTGGCTATGTAGAGTACATCACACCTAATGGAACAACAGCTACATCTGCTGACATTGCTAAGCTTACTGGTGTTGCAGATCCTGCATAATTCAAAATAAAAGTAGATTTTTAGAGGAGAATTCATATGCCTAAGTATTATGACGAAATTGGATTTGCTACTACGGTTGAAGATCCTGTTGACTCTGGAATTTGGGTTAATAAGATTGTCAAGAAGAAGTATGGTGGTGATGTTTTAAATGCTACCAGAAGAATTGAATTTGGCGACACAATTAATCCTGATTTGAATGTGTCAAACCGTATAAGTATAGTAGCAAATGAATACGCTATGCAGAATTTTCACTCTATAAGATATGCTAAGTACCTTGGGGCTAGATGGAAAGTAAATAGCGTTGAAGTCCAGACCCCAAGGTTAATCCTATCTTTAGGAGGTCTATACAATGGCGAAAACTAGACAGGATTTGCAAAATTATTTGAAAACCCTTACTACTAACGTCTATTTTCAACCTCCTGAAGATGTTAAACTTAAATACCCTTGTATCGTTTATTCGAGAACTCGTATAGATGGTACATTTGCCAATAATGATGTTTATAAACTTGATCATGGGTATCAGTTGGTTTATGTGCATACAAATCCAGATGATCCATTTATAGATGTACTGGCTAAGATTCCCACTTGTAGATTTCAAAGAGAGTATGTATCGAACCAACTATACCATGATGTTTATATAATCTACTATAACTAAGGAGGAAACAAAAATGGCAAAACTTGAATGGGATAAGACCGGCGAAAGACTGTTTGAAACAGGTACTAAGAACGGTGTTCTCTATGTTTATGATGCATCGAAGGTAAGCGAATCTACTGGTCCTTATACTCCTGGCGTTGCTTGGAATGGTTTGACCGGTGTAACTGAGTCACCTTCAGGCGCAGAAGCTACAGCTCTCTATGCTGATGACATTAAGTATCTTAACCTCTATTCTGCAGAGGAGCTTGGTGCTACAATCAATGCTTACACATATCCTGACGAATTTGCAGTTTGTGATGGTTCAGAGGCTGTTACTGTTGGCTCTTCTGCTCCTATGTCTATTGGACAGCAGGCTAGAAAGACTTTCGGTCTTTGCTATAGAACAGCACTCGGCAATGATACTGATGGTCAGGATCACGGCTATAAGCTTCACCTTCTGTATGGTTGTAAGGCGTCCCCTTCTGAGAGATCTTATGAGACTGTAAATGACAGCCCTTCTGCTATTACTTTCTCATGGACAATTACAACTACACCTGTTACTTGTGTAATCAATAATGTTACGTATAAGCCTACGGCTCTTATTACTATTGATTCCACTAAGTGTACTGCAGCTGGTCTTAAGGCTCTTGAGGATGCTCTTTATGGTACAAATGCAGGTACTGGCGTAGATGCAACTGATCCTTATCTCCCGCTCCCTGCTAAGGTTTATGAGCTTCTCTCTACTACTGGACAGGGCTAATTTATAATCTAATGGCGGGTATTCAGTAAGGCTGGCCCGCTTATATTTTAAATCTTGAAAGGAATTAAATATTATGTTAAAGAAAACAGTAACTTATGAAGATTTTGACGGAAACATTCGTACAGAAGATCTTTATTTCTTTATTTCAAAGACAGAACTTACAGAGATGGAACTCAGCACACCTGGAGGTTTTGCTAGAAAACTAGAAAGAATCTCTACCGAAGCAGATGGTGGAGAAATTATGAAAGTATTTAAGGACATCATTCTTATGGCGTATGGCGAAAAGTCAGAAGATGGCCGTGTGTTTATTAAGAAGAGAAATGGTGTAAGACTTGCTGATGAGTTTGAACAGACTCAGGCATTTGATACACTTTATACAGAGCTTTTACTTGATCCTGAAAAAGCATCTGCATTTATTAATGGCATTATGCCTAAGGATCTCATGGAAGAGGCAAATAAGTTGAATGCTCAGGCAAAAACATCTGAGCTTCCTTCTGGAAATAACTAATTTTTAGAGAGGTATTAGAATGCTAAAGATAGTCATCCCTGGAAGAGAATTCTTTGATGAAAATAAGAATGAATTTGTCTACACAAAGGATCAGGAAGTAACTCTTGAGCATTCTTTGATTTCTATTTCAAAATGGGAGTCAAAATGGCACAAACCGTTTCTTGATGAGAAACACATGAAAACAGATGAAGAGTTTATTGACTATGTAAGGTGTATGTCATTGACAAATATTCCAGATGAATTGTTTAATAACATTTCAGAACGGAATAGAATGGATATATCATTATATATTAACGACAGTATGACAGCAACATGGTTTGCTGAAACCAATACACCTCCACCTAGTAATAAAATAATTACATCTGAAGTAATTTATTCATGGATGATACAGAATGAAATACCATTCGATCCATGTCAAAAGTGGCATTTAAATAGATTGCTCACATTAATAAGGGTTTGTAGTCTTGAAAACATGCCTGCTAAAAAGATGTCACCTATGAGTATACTTAGTCAAAATGCTTCTTTAAATAAGATGAGAAGGGCTGCTCTGCATACTAAAGGATGACATTAAGGAGAATTCTATTATGAACCAGTATGTTACTTTTGGATATGACAAAAGATTTAATAATAGAATGAAAAATCGTCTTGAAAAGATGAAAGTTGATAAGAAGTTTATTAGATTAAATGAGTTCGGTCAGATGGGGGTAGACGCTTTACAGGCTGCTACCCCTGTTCGAACAGGTAAAACAGCAAATTCTTGGTATTATGAAATTTACGAAGAAGGTGGAGAAACACACCTTACTTGGTATAATACCAATGTCAATAAAGGCGTAAATGTTGCAGTAATTATAGATTCTGGACACGCTGCCTTAGATGGTTCTTGGACTCAAGGCTATAATTATATTGAGTCTGCTATAGAACCAGTTATTAAAAAGATTAACAAATATTTTAGAGAGGAGGGTTGATGAATGCCGTATTCTTCTATAGATGAACAAGTTGTAAAAATGTCATTTGACAATTCTAATTTTGATTCGAATATTAATGATAGTATTAGAACATTAAATAGTTTGGATAAACAACTTGGAATACTTAATAAAAATAATTTTAGTGGTATAACAAATAGTATTAATAATTTGGCTAATACATTTACAGTTAAAGGCCAAGTTATGTTCGGTGTTCTCGCTACTCTTGGAAATAAAATTGTTAATTTAAGTAATCAAGCATTTAGAAAATTAACTCAAGGAATTAGAGATGGTTTAGGCGAGTACAATCAGATAATTGAATCTACCCAAACTATTTTTCAAAATGTAAAACAAGATGGAAAATCTATTGAAGATGTAAACAAGGCACTTGATGAGTTGAATGATTATGCCGATAAAACTGTCTATAATTTTGGTCAGATGACCAGAATGATAGGTATGTTTACATCGGCTGGCGTAAGTTTGGACAAATCCGTAAGCAGTATTAAGGGTTTGGCTAATGCTGCTGCCCTCGTTGGAGCTACTATGGAAAGAGCTCAAATAGGTTGGCAAGCAGTTTCTAGAGCCATGTCAAGTGGCAAATTTACGAATGTAACATGGAGATCTCTTGAGCTTTCTGGAATTGCAGGAAAACAGTTTAATACTGTAATTAAAGAAGCGGCAAGAGCAAATAAGGTCGTAGGAAAGCATGGTCAGAATATTGACCAGATGATCAAAAAGTATGGTTCTTTAAGAGAATCATTACGAGAAGGTTGGCTCACAAAAGATTTGTTTACAGAAGCTATGGACATTATGTCTGGTGCACTTTCTGATGCAGATCTTAAGCAAAAAGGTTATACTGATAAACAAATAAAAGAACTTAGGGCAATTGCAGATGCTGCTGAAGAAGCTGCAACAAGAGTTAAAACTTTTAAGCAGTTATTAGAAACAACAGCAGAAGCAATAGGCTCTGGATGGGCTCAATCATTTAGAATATTGATTGGCGATCTAGAAGAAGCTAAAAAGTTATATACAAGAATTAGCGATGTAGTTAGTGGATTTATTGATAATAATGCAAGAATAAGAAATAAATTATTCAAGCAAATAGTTAATGAAGCATCTTATGCAAATGATGATAAATGGAAAACAGGCAGAGACAATTTTAAACAGATAATAGAGAACATGCTTGCTGTTATTAAGACGTTCTTGAAAGCTGTTAAAACAGGTTTTCTTAATGTTTTTCCTATTGAGAGAATTTCCACAGCTGCTAAAAAAGTTTTAGAAGTTATAGAGAAGTTTACTAGAACATTTGTTTTAAATTCCGGAAAAGTTAAAAAAGCCGGAGAAACGTTATGGAATACAGAAGATATTGATGAAGTTACAGAATCAATACAAGATCTTATAAAATTCTTTAGAGGTCTTGCTTCTGCAGTTGATATTGCTTGGATGGCTATATCTCAGCCTATCAAAGCCATAGTTGAAAGAATTCCATTCTTTAATAACTTTTTTAAAAATACAAATGAAGGTATACTTGGAATAGTCAATAAATTAGGAAAATTTGGTGACAAAATAACTGTGTTTAAGAATGCAGTTGCAAATACTAAATTATTTGGAACTGTTTTAGGTCTGGTAATAGATAACATTGATGAACTTGGAGAAGAGTATCCTGTATTAGGTGCCATTCTTTCTGTTTTTAAAGGACTTAAAAATATTGTAACTGGTTTAAAAGAAACTTTTGAAGCAATGAAAATTAAGCCATTTAGTGTTTTATTAGGTACTGTTAAGTTAATATTAACTGTTATATGGAACATATTAAATGGTATATTTAGTATTTTAAAGTCTGCTAAGAATAGCATTGATTGGTCATGGTTAGAAGGCCCTAAACAAATCCTTATTAATTTCTTAAAAACTTTAAGCGATTATGGTCAAGGGTTAGTATCTTTTGAAAAAGTAACTGGCAAAATAGGAAAAGCCATTGGAAAAATTTTCTCTAATATTGCTAGTGTGTTTAAAAAGAGAGGAACTGGAAATCTTAAACAAGCAACTGGTGAAATTACAAAATCTTATAGCAATTTAAATACAACAATAAGTAATACAGGAAAGAAAATCTCAACCATATGGAATAAAATTGTAGAATTCTTTAAGCCAATTGTAGAATTCTTTAAGAATATAGCTGCTAATTCAGATTTTACATTAGAAGGAATAGCAAAAAAGCTTGCTTTAATTGGTGGAGCAGCAGGAGTTGCAACACTTGGCATCTCCCACCTTCTTAAAACTTTTGCAAAGATTAAAATACTTAATAATATTAACGACTTATTATTAGCTGGATTAGATGTAATAAAAGCATATCAAAGAGAAGCACAGTCTCGTGCAATTCTTAATATTGCTATTGCTATAGGAATATTAGCAACATCTTTAGCAGTATTGTCTTTTATTCCATATAATAGACTCGAAGATGGTTTGGTTATATTTAGCACTTTCATGGCTGTATTAGCTATGACATTGCCGCCGATAATCACAGCCATGGCTAGATTTAATAGGTCATTGCAATATACTAGAAAAGAAATAACTAAATTTAATGTATTAAATAACTTAGTTAGTCAATTAGGAAAAAGCGGATATAAATTAGCAAAAGCTTTCAACAAGAAAATGCTTGGAGAAATGTTTAAAGATATAGCTATCTCTATATTCATACTTGTTGGAGCTATAGCAGCACTTGTTTTGTTGTTTAAATTAGACGGCGATACAACAATTAAAGCTATGGTAGCGATAGCTTCAACAATTGTTGTAATTACAGCTGCCGTTGGTGGTTTGGTTTTAATGCTCAATGCATTTTCAAAGTCAGCTGCTAATACAAAAGCAAGTGTAGCAACATTCTCACAATTCTTTAAATTGGCTGGAGTTGCTAGAATAATAATGGCCATTGCTGCATCAATCGTTCTCCTTGTTGGAGCATTGGCAGTAATGACACATTTGGATTCTAATAGACTTTTTAGCAGCTGGTCATTGTTAATGTCAATGATTGGTCTTTTTGGTCTTATATCTATAGCCATTGCTGGTATTGTATCTAGATCTAGAGACATGGGAAAACTCAAGAGAATAACTGTATCTATTTCTGGAGCAATGCTTGGGATCGCTGTTGTTTTACTTGCTATGAGACCACTTATAGATGTAATACAATATGGTGATAATGAAGACTGGATTGGCGCTATTGCTGTATTTACTGCAGTAATAACTCAATTTACAGCAATGACTGTAGCTCTGTTGTTTACAGCTAAAAAGATAGGTGGCCAGACAACTATTTGGGAAAAGTTATCTAAAGTCGTAGGAATGATGACATTGACCATTGCCGCTATTGGTGGTGTGTTATATGCTATTGGTAAAATGGGAAAGATTCCTGTTACAACGACGGTTGTTCTTGGTTTTGTAACAGCAGCATTCCTTGGGGTTTTGTCATTATTATCTTTAGTAGCAATAGTCGTATCTAGATCTAAAACAACATTTTCAACTAATTTTATAAAAGTAATAGAAGGAATTTCTATAGGAATAGGAGCCCTTATTGGTTCTATAGGCATAATGGCTGCTGGAATAGGAATATTGGTTGCAGCGTTAGGTTCATTGGATATTCCAGATTCTGATATTAATAGGGCAACTAATAATTTAGTAGCTAAATTAGGAATGATTGCTGATTCCATTAATAATTCGTTACCTCAATTGAGGCTAATGTTTTATAATATTGGTAAATCGGTTGGAAGCATGTCAGTGTCTTTCTTTTCTGGTTTTGTGGATACAATTGCCACTACTGGAGAAACATTCAATAAAGTAGCTGAGAAGTTTGTAAATCTTATAATTGATATTTTAGGAAAAGTTATAGGAATATTACAAAAGAGAAAAGAAGATGTTAAACGAATAATAAAAAATGCTATAGATCTTGTTGGCGAATTAATAACTGAAGTTTTAAACGATGTATTTAAGAAAAATGATGAAAATAAGTTTAAAGAAGAAGATGTATTAAATTGGATTGGAATTGGCGGAGCTATACTTGGTGGAGGCAGCGTATTATTAAAAATACTTGCCAATATTAATACAATTGTTAATGCAGGTAAAAACCTTCAAACTGTTTTTAGTGGTCTTGGAAAAGTAATAGGAAAACCTTTCGCTGCTCTGCAAGCATCTGGGGCACCACTTATCAAATTTATAGCATTAGCAATGGCTTTAGCTGCAGCAATAGCATTGATATATGCAGGAATCACAGCGCTTTCAAAAGGAATTAAACAACTTGGCGGAGAAGCTAGATATATTCGTTCTGACGTTAATGCTGATAAAGGTGTTATTGATGGACTTGGACAAGCAATTTTAGCATTCTTTACGGATGCTGAATTTAGAGCCCAAACATTCGTAGACACATTTAGCTTTATTGGTGAAGCTATAATGAACGTTATAATGACTATAGTTCATGGAATAATTGCTTTCATTTCTGATTCTATATATCTGATGGCTTGGCCTTTTAAGCAGCTTGCAAACACTGTACTCCAGACAATGGCAGCTCTTGATCCAAAGAATGCAAACAAATATAACGAGATTAAAGATACAATTAATGGTTATATTGATGTGTTTAAGGGTACTGCCCAGGAAATGAGAGATGCTATAGCATATGACTGGACGAATTGGGGTACGTTTAATGTTACTAATGCAGTAGATGGTGCCAATAAAGCTGGAAAAGAAATTGGTGAAGGTCTTTCTGACGGAATAAAAGAAGGATATAATAGTAAAGAAGTAGATGAAGAATTAAGTAAATATACTAAAGGCCATATAAAAACAGTAAAAGAAGAACTTGATGAAAATTCTCCTTCAAAGGTAATGGAAGAGATTTACAAAAATGTAATGCTCGGTCAAAAACTTGGAGTTACAAAGAATAAAGATCAAGTTAACAATGCTCTTAAACAAGTAGCTAAAGAACAAAAGAGGATAACTACTGATGGCGCATTAGACGCTGTAAAAGCTTGGAATACAATAATAGCAGGTACTAATATACAGCCAGTAGAAGGACACGAAGATGAAATTAATAAAGTAAATTCCATTCGAAATGTACAGGCTCTTAGAAATACTAATGTTAAAACTTATGATTATACTGAGCGTAAGGGTCAAGACCAATCGACAGTAAAAGAAGTAGAATTAAATCAACAATTATTAGAATTATATATAGCTCAAAGAGAAGAATTTAATGGAAAGACATACGATGAAGCAAGAGCATTGCTTGACAAAAAGGCTCAAGAAGCTGGTATTATAGCATCTTGGGCTGATGTTTCAAATGTTATTTCTGCATCTATGTCTACTATAAAAGGAGCTACAACTGTAACAGCAGAAGGTATTGAGAAACTTGATAAAAATACAAGACTGTCATTGACTGATGTTGTAGATCAAGAAAAAGCAGCTACACAAATGGTAATTGAAGACCAATATGGTAGATATTTTGACATGTGGAAGCTTGCTGATGAAAATAAGGAATATTTAGCTGGCAAAAAGAAAGAAGAAGTAGAAGAAATATTAAAACAAGAAGCAATCAAAAAAGGAATGACAGAAGCAGAAGCCAGAGACACTGCTAAGTTGGTAACAGCTGCCTTGTTTACTGGTAAAAAAGCAGATGAGAAAATTTCTAAGGATGCGCTTCTTAATAAAATAAAGGGTTATGATAAAGATTTAAAGGCTTTTGAAGCAACAGAAAAAGCTAAAACAGATTTGCTCCAGAAGATGGTTGCCACTAGACAATTGCTTGAAAAAAATGCAAAGTACCAAGAATTAGTAAAAGCACATGCAAATGGAATGTCTGATGAAGAATTTGCTAAAGCAATGGCCAACGATCCATATATTAGCACGTTGAATAGAACTTTAGCAACAACGAGAGTTCAATATAAAGACATACTTGATAAACAAGAAAAAGATATTAAGGATATGTATGCTGGTGCCGGAATGAGTGGCTACAATATTGATAAATATTGGGATCAACAGATGAAGGATGCCAGAACCATACTTGGTGTTCAACAAAAAGGTAGTGTTAAAGATCAAATTCAGGGTGTTATTAGTAAATTTAAGAATTATCTTGGTATTAATGCTGGTGGTCTGGATCTCAATCCTTGGGATCTTAAAGATGATGACAAGGGCAATGGAGGAAAAGGTGACAAAGATAAGAACAAAGCAATTGCTGCAGCCAAAGATCTTAAAAATGGTCTTGAAGCTCAGCGTGCTGACCTTACTCCTACGTTTGATCTTGACAAGCTTGCTTCAGATGCAAACAAAGCAAATGGTATTGTAATGTCTTCATTGATGGCAGCTCAGAATGCATCAATTGGTGACTACATCAATAAGGATTCTGAACTTAATCCATTTATGAAAGACAGATGGCAAAATGTTTACAACTTTACACAAAACAACTATTCACCTAAGGCTTTGTCTCGTATAGATATATACAGACAGACCCAGAGGCAGATTTCTATGTCACGAGGTTTCTAAAAATGATTCAATCATTTACAGTTACAAACCACACTGGCAAATCGATGGTATGCGAATTGGCCAATCCCTGGAAGGAGGGGTTGGCCGTCGCCTCCATTGACGGTTTAGGTCCGGGACAGGCTACCATAAATGTGGCTGATATTTCATCGATGGATGGTGGTTTGTTTAATTCTGCCAGAAAAGGCACTAGAAATATTGTATTTAACTTAATATTTGTGGATCATGATACACTCACAATAGAGGACATAAGACGCAAATGTTATGCTTATTTTCCGCTTAAAAAGAACATTAAACTTAAATTTACAACTAGCGATGGAAAGTCAAACAAAGACTTCCTAATAGATGGTTACGTGGAATCAAATGAACCGGTTATATTTTCCAGTCAGGAAGGTGCTACTGTTTCAGTAATTTGTCCACAGCCATATTTCTATAGGTCAACTTCTCAAGAACAGAGATTTAGCATTTCATCTAATCCAGACTTTGCATTCGAGTTCTCAAAGGTTCCTAGTGATAACACAGAGCTTTTAATGGGTGATGTTGTATCATATGTAGTATCTAATGTATACTACGAAGGTGATGCAGACACTGGGATTGTTCTTGACATGACATTTAATACAGATGTAGAACATACTCCAGAGAATCCTAAGACTATTAGGATTGATAACTCTCTTACAAATACTACAAATGTTTTATCTCTTGAAAAAGTGAAAAGTATTGTTAGTGAAATGTTAGATGATTACACTGGAATCGTGGCTGGTGACCGAATCACCCTTTCAACTATTGTCGGTGAAAAGGCTCTTACATACTATCACAGTGGTGTAGCATATAATGTGCTTGGAGCAATTGAACCAACAGGTTCTTGGGTGTATTTAACATCTGGTTCCAATTACCTTGTCATCGATAAGGATGGAAGTATAGAAATTACTGCTAGTGTTAAAAACAAAATCTATTATTACGGAGTATAATTCAAAATGGAAGTCATATCTTTCAATACAA